TGTAATTGATAATGCTAACAAATTTTACGACAGGGCTAAAAAGTTTTGGTACGATAATTTTGATAGGCAGAATTTATATGTAACTAAATCAGGTAATCAAATAGACGCTGGCAGTTATAACGTAATAATAGACGCAGCGGCATCTAGTGTTTTTAATGTGTCTGGCAACACCATTACAATAAAAGCAAATACCTTTACAGGCGATATGACTACAACAGGCGTTATTACACTACTGAATGGAGCAATCTTTAACGGCACACGAACAGATGCAAATGGTACGGTTTTGCCTTTAAGAAACATATCTGTTACAGGGTCAGTTGCTGGTTCTACAATTAGAATATACAACGAAACTACTTCTTCTCAAGTTTTTAATCAAGTTGTAGCTGGCACAAGTTATACAGCGCAATACGCTGAGGGAGTAGGCTATTCTATTGGTGACGTATTAGAATTAAAAGTTGCTAAAATAAATATGTTGGAATTTTCTACCTCTGTAGTTGTTACTCCTACAGGTTGGACTGCTTTAGTATCACAAGAAAACAATGCTGTTTATAATGAGCATGGAGTAGATGGGTCAACTGTAACAGGTATCTCTTGGGATAGCGGAAATATGGAATTTGACTTTAATGACGCAGATAACAATATTGAAGGTGCGGATATTGGAGCGTGGTACTATTATTTTATTACTACACAAGTAGGTATTTCAGAGGCGTTCGGTGCGCTAGTATGGTCTCAGGTTAATAAAATAACAAACGCAACCAATAAAGTAGCTATAACTTTTGACAATATTAAAAGTTCTCCTTTGCAAATTAACAACTGCTGGATAAATAGAGATGATGGTGTTTCTATAATTGCAACTACAAGTAATTCAATACAAATTAACCCGCCTGCTGTATTTAACACAAGTATTGCTGATGTTGCATTGATAAAAGCTAAAACAGACTTACTTAATTTTACGGGTACAGATATTAAAGCAACCTTAGACGGTGAAGAAGTTGTTACAGATACAGCGAGTAGAGATGCAAGTAAAGCTGATGTATCTGACTTAGGAACTAAAGCTAATCAGGAAATTATAAATGAAGGTGTAAAAAAATCTAGTTTAGGAATACCACACAATACTAATTTATAATTTTTAATTCAATGGGAGTATTTTCAATTTTCAATTTAATAGGGTATGTTTAAATTATTAGGCAGGATATTCAATCCAAAGAAACTAGGTGACTCTCTAGTATCAGGGATGGATAAAGCTATTCTAACAAACGAAGAGAAGCTAGACTATATGCAGAAAATGTTAGTCCTTTACGAGCCTTACAAGTTAGCTCAGAGGGTTATTGCAATACTATTTACTTCTGCCTTCACATTAATACACTTAATGACTGCTATAACGCATTTTATATATGTTTTAAGAGAGTTAAATCCAAAACCTATTATATCACTCTACGAGTATAATAACAATAGCTTAGGAACGCTTGTAATGATTATAGTAGGATTCTATTTTGCAGGAGGTGTTCTTGAAGGAACAGTCAAGAGACTAAAAAAGTAATAAACAAGTGAAAACCCATAGGAAATTAATCTTATGGGTTTCTTGGTTAATTATGGTTGTGGTTATTTCTTCATTAACATATCTAATATGTTTTTATCAGACAAGCCGTTTAGCTCTTTATAATCTTATAGTGTTTCGGGATTGCTTACTTTCATATTTATCTATTTTAATTATTTACAAACTCTAATTCTCGTAATCTATTTACTTCTTCTCTAAGCATCTTAACTTCTTGCTCTAGTAGCTTTATAGTTTCATAAGGCTGTCTTGTTTTACCAGAGATTAAAGACCTTAGCTTATTGTACTTCTCTTTATATCCTGGAAATGACATAGCGTAAGGGAACGTTTCATTTATCCCATTTAACACAGAAGCATGAGACTTTAATCCTACCATTTCAGCCATTTTCTGAGTTGGTGTTTTATAATACTCATTACATAACTCATAGAATATAGCTCTACCAAAAGTGTACGCTTCTTTATTTGACCTTTTTGATATATTTATTCCTAATTCTGAATCTACATATCCTTTAATTTTTCTTAACATTATAATGTTCCTGTTGTAATATAGTTATTGATTTCTTCTTCTCTGTTTACAAAGTATTTCTTGTAAGTATCTATCGCTTCATGTACTTTTCTTTTACCGCTCTCAAAGAACTCTTCTGAGATGTCAAATATACCAAATTGCTTATTAGTTTTGTCAAGTACTACAAATCTATAATCTTGCCAATGCACTCCAAAAGCTAGGCAGTAAATATACGCTTGGCAATCATACCCGTAAGACATAGCAGTCCATTTGTTAAACTTAGATATATCAGCAGTTGTTTTTAAATCTATTATTGAATCCCTGTCAATACTTAAAGCATCTGCCTTTACCCTAAACAGTACATCTTCAATAAGAACAACGTTAGGAACTTCTGTATCGTAGCGTTCTAGTAAATCAGTTGTGTAATCATTATTGTTATATGCGTCTACAAGGCTTATACACCTATCGTAGTCACGTTTTAATATAGTGTTTGGTATGTTATCATTTACGGCATCTTTCCATGCCTTAGAACGCTTGTCGTTAGCATCTATAATGTTATATGGATAATTCTTTTCTGGTTCTAAAATACTCTCATGTATTAATCTACCAAACATAAAAGCATCACAATCTTCTTGTGGGTATTTTACATAGTTTGAATATGCTCTTGGTGATTTAATAAGTTCTTTTACAGATGAAGATGATAGTGAGTTTTTACCCATGTAACCGTAATAAAACTCATTGTCTATCATTCTTGCTACAAGTTCATCTTTATCCCATAGCACTCCATCAAATGTTATTACTGTATCTATCATATTCCTAGTGTTCTATCGATTATATATTTCTTTACTTCTTTTGGTGTAGCATCATCAAGTAATTCATGATAATAATGCTCAAGGTAATCTAAACCTTTTCTTTCGTCTAGTTCTCTTTTTACTTCTTTAGTTTTTTTCATCTTATTTGTTTTTGAATTATGCTGCAATATACAACTATTTTATTAACTACCAAATAAAAACCCTAGAAAATTAATCCTAGGGTAAATATTTCTACTGTTTTGGGTTAAAATTCTGTTTAAACGCTGCTCTAACAGCATCTATCCTAGCTTGTTTGTTTGGGATAGACTGCATTACTGCTGCGTTATTACACCATTTAAGGATGTATTCTGTCTCTGTCTCGTATTTTCTAGGCTTCGGTATATTCATCGTAAATTTTTTTTAGTTCATTCATTACACTCTTAACACAACTACCACAAGTAGTACTAACTTTCTTAGTGTTAAACACCCTATTGTAAACCCTATAAAGGTATTGATTATCTTCTCTTGACAATACTCTTGAGTTAGCTTTGTATATCCTATCAAGGAAATTGTATTCTATTTGTTTAAGACACTCTGGTTTTTTACTGTGAGGGAACATTTTATTTAGTTTCTCTTTACGTTCTTTGCATCCACAGTCCTGCCCCCATGTCCATTCAACAATTTTCTTTATTCCTGTTGCTTCTGTGATTTTCTCTATATCATCACCTAGACCTTTACTCTGTTTTTTCTTTGCCATCTTCTTCTTTTATTACTCTTAATAGTGTCGTAAACTGCATGTACAGTTCTCCTAATCCTTTTTCTAGGTTGTTTAATCTTTCGTTTACTGTAAATTTTTTACTTGCTTTCATGTTCATCTAAAATTAAAATTGATATGTGTAATATAAATCCTATTATCTGAAAAACCAAAGACAAAACCAGAATATTTATATCCGTTGTGGCTAATCTAACTATTAAAAACCAAGGAATACCACTTATAATCATCCATGTTGTCATGTTATTTACTATAAAATCTTTCATACTTATAATGATTTTTTATATTTGCTATAATCCTCTTGAAACTCTTCTCTTAACCTCATTTTAGCTGCTTTAAGAGAGTTAAATACTGATTTAAGGCTAATCCCTGTCTCTTTTACTATCTTTCTCATAGACATAGGTTTCTTTGGCTCTCCATACTCATCTAAATCTCCAAATACCATAGGAAAATGAAGTCTGAATAATTTAGAATCGTACCAATACCATTTTGATACAATACCTCTTACATCTTCCTTTATGTTTCCGAACAAAGCATCAAACATAGTATTAGATTGCTCTAGTCTAATTGATTCCTCTTCACTGATATTAGAATTCTGTACTCTTATTTTTTTATTCTTCTCTCGCCAATCATCGTAGCACTCTGGACAGTCACCAGATAGATAGAAATCATCCATATCATAACTCAAATCCGTCTCTAATAAAGGACTATTGTATGATATCTTTGTTTTCTTGTGCCTCCAATTCCGACCTGTTTTATGATATCCCGTATGAAATAAATTACTTAGAGTAGTGTAAACATAGAAAGTATTAACCTCGGTCTCATTGTACATAATCTTCTCAACATCTTTCACGTATTTATCCATTCTTATGTACATCTCTTGAGCTAAATCTCTTGCATCATCCATCTGCAACCCAAAAGACATTGCCATTTTTACCCATTCATCGTGACGTTTGGCTAATACCTCTATCGTTCTCATAAAGTGGTTACATCTTGCTCATTAACATATACTTCAATATTTTTTATTGATATTGCAATATAGTCATACTTATTTACTTCCATCACTCTAACGATGCTACCATTCGGTAATCTGTGCCCTGATGTATCTGATACAATCCTAAGCTCTTGTCCTTTTACGTACTTCATGTTTCAAATATAATAAAAATTAACGTTGTATCCTAGAGAAACTTCATTTATTTTATAAATTCATAGGAACGTTAAACGCTACAGTACCTCCTTTTACAATTCCTATTCCAATAGCTTCTTTTTTACCTCCTTGCATATATCCCATTGCATAAGATTTAGAGTCTATTCCACATCCTACTGCCATAGCAAATATACTTCTTGTTTTACCAAAGAACCATTCTATATACATATCAGTATGGTAATGCCCGGATACAGTACTTACCATATCTCTCTTTGCTGCTGTTCTTGGCTTATTACTCTTGTCTCCATGAACATATCTAACTCCATCAATATAAACCTCTGTTACAAAATTCCAATTAGGTGTTCCAAGAACTTCTCCAAACTCTTTTATCCATCTACTAGGAATGTTTGATGTTTGAGCTTTTCTGATAATAATTCTATCATGGTTACCTAGCGTTACATCTGCATCAGGAAATGCTTTATACCATTTCTTTAACTTGTTAATAGCGTAGTCAAGCTCTGTTTTACCCCCTAAGCCATCACTATCTGTTTCATGGTATGAAGAGTAATGATTATCAATAATATCCCCTATAAACACTACTTTGTTACAGTTATGGATAGAATATTGTTCCTTGCAAAACTTTAAATATCCATCAAGGCAGAAAGGCTCATGTAAATCTCCAATAACTAATACCCTGTTCTCTACTTTTGTAATGTTCTCATATGCTTGTTTTACATTACCTCTTAATCTTGGTCTAAAATCTTTCTTTTTTGTCATAATTAAAAATTTGTTAAAGTTGGTGGTGTAATTATCTTTGGTAATCCGTATTTGTCTATTAGAAAATCAAAAGATTCAAACTCTCTTGACCTACTTCTCTTACATGATACGTTTATAGTGCCTACTGCCATTTCATTATTCTTTAACTCTATCTGAGTTTCTGCTTTCTTCTCTAAGAAACTACCAAGGTGTCCAGTAGGTTTGTCAGAACCAAAGTTCGAGTGTATAACAGTCATTATATGGCAATTATGTACGGCGGTCATTCTCATTACCCATTGTACAAGTAAGTTTGCCTCTTCTATATTATTAACATCATTACATAAATCTGCAATACCATCAATAAGAACTAAGCCTACTTTCTCTACTTTCTCTTCAATATACCATTCTATAAATCCCATTCTATCTCTTGGACTCATAGGTCTTAAAGCTAACGTATGATAGCCTTCGTATGGTTTTCCTGTTATCTCATAGGGTCTTTTAAACACTCTACTAGCATGAAACTTACTTTGCTCAGTGTCTATATGAATTATCTCTTCATCTGTTCTATGACCTCTTAAATCTCCACCTCTTGTTCCTGCATTACCGTTTAGATAAGCTGTTGATATTAGACTTATCAAATAAGATTTACATGATTTTGGTGGTGCTTGTACAAACGAAAAGTTACCGTATGTTGCTAATGGTGTGTGGTATGTTTGTACTCCGTTCTTTGTGTTATAAGAATGTTCTCCATAGCTAATTGCCACAGGTGGATGCTCTATTTCCTCAGCAGGGTCTACATAAACATCTGAGAGCATCATGTCATAATACATTCTTTGTTCTTCTTTTTTGTTTATTTCATCTTCTGTCATTTATTTGTTTATTTTTCCTTTGAATCCACAACTATAACAGTTGTATAATCCTAATCCTTTGTTTACAGATAAAGAGTTTTTAACTGAGCATCTAGGACAGTCTGTTTTGGTTTGATTCTTATTGTCTTTGAAATATATCTCTAATTTATCAAATCCAGTCATTTCTATCAAAGTATTCGATTAAAAATATAGTCAATATTGTAACCAATATAACACTTAACATCATAATATAATTATTGTTCTTGATTTACCAAAATTTCCCACACTAACAGTTTCTCTCTTTATATAACCTTTATCCTCAAGCGATTTTAAAGCTCTGTAAAGCGTTCTATCATTCATATTAAGTACTTCTATCATTTCCTTATTAGAAAGGTTAAATTTACCCTCCTCAGCTCTGTAATCACTTAAATAATCATATACTTCTTGTTCTTTCTTTGTCATAAGTTTTGTTTTAAAAGGGAGAGCGAACCCTCCCTAATTAAATGCTAAAATGGTAAATCATCTGGTTCATTACTTTTAGCTTCACTTGCTGATACCTCACCAATCTTCTCTACTCTCCATGAATTAAGAGATGTGTAATGGTTTCCGTTGTACTCGTTGGTAGAAATATTAAACATAACCTTAACATCATCACCAACCTTGTTAAACTTAGTTAACTGTTCTACTTTATCATCTCCAAATACCTTGAAACAAAATATTTGTTCCTTACCTTCGTAACCGTCATTGTTAGCTACAATAAACTCTTGACTTGACCAAGGGTTTCCAGACTGTTTTCCAACACCTGTTTGTACATCTTTAAACTGTTTGATTTTTCCTGTAATTGCTAATTCACTCATAATTTTCTATTTATTTTAATAATTGTTCTACCTCTGCTGTTATAATATACTTCTTTTTAATATCTGCCATAGTGTATTTACCACCTAACGCTGCTTTAACACCATCAAATAACTTACCTTCTTTTGGTAGTGTAGGTAAATCTTTCTTAGGAGCAAATTCTTTCTTAATCTCTTCAAGGTACCTAACATCATCAAACTTACCTAAGAAAATATCTGCATTAAATCCTAGTTTAGATATAGCTTTAGTTAAAGCATCTGTCTCTACTTTCTTTGCAAAGTTATCATCTAACATTGTTTTAGCGTTGTTGATGTATAATTTTATAGAGTTTATAATCTCAAACTCACCATCAGGGAAAAAGAATGTTCCTTTAAATACTACTAAATCGTATTTCTCTATTAAAGAATAATCTAATTCAATATTCTTGAACCCCCATGTTTTACCATACACTCCAAACTTCTCAGTAACCATCATTATCTGATACTGTGGAGCAATAGCAGTGATTTGCATACCACCTATCTTAGCTTTCTTTGTGTAAGCAGGATTTGTTTTCTCTACACTACTCCATAATTGTAAATTGTCTTTACTCATACTCTTTTGTTTAATTGGTTTCTTAATATTCTCACTTCTGTATTCATAGCTTCTATTCTACCATTAGCTAATTTTAATCTTCCTTGATACAACTCTATAGTATCATCTCTACTTGCTAACATCTTTTTTAGCACTTCTACTTGGTCTTCATAAGCCTCTAAAAGCCTTACTATTTTATCTGCTTCTTCACTCATATTACAAATATAGTTTAAGTTATTGTCACTTGCAAGTTATTTCTTGCTTTTTTTAATAAATTCTTGAATCTTTTTTTTGTAGAACTTACCAGCTATATTGCTGTTTACGTAATTTTCATTCTCTAGCACCTCAAATATAAATTGATGTTTTACCTCACTATAACTCATCATTGTCTTGTTAAAGCATGTATCTAACACCTCTCTAGTACAGTTTTCTAGTTTCCACTTCTTGGTTATATCACTGCTTCCCATATAAGTTTTCCAATCAGATTCAACATACTTAACTCTCTTTCTTTTATATCCCTTTAGAGGCTTAAGAGTTCTTTTGTGCATTAAAATCTTCTTACCTATGTATGATTCGTTTGTGTTCTTATTAGTTAACCTGTAGACAAAGCCTACTGTACCCTCTGGAAAATCCTCAATAGATTTATAGTACTTAGTATTCCTTGTTAGGCTTTTACTTCTCCAATCGCTCATTAATTGTAAATTAACGTTAAACTCAATTTAAAACACAAGAAATATAAGTTTATATCTGTTTCATGTGTTTCTTTCATATAAAACTCTTCTTTCTCTACACCAAACAATATTGATTCTGTTATGAATAGATTTAATTGCCCTGCTACTAACTCCATTACATATCTATATTTAAAATTAACATTTTACCAATCTCTGAATCTACTTCTTTTATAGCTTCATAAATAATCTTAGACTTGTTTTTAGCCTCTGTAATAGCTTCTTTTAACGCTCCCTTACCTAAGTCTCTAATCTCTTGGTCAAGCATCAGCATAGAGTCTGTAATCTCTCTATTTGTACCTCCACTGTTCTTTAGTTCTTCTAATTTCTGTTTAAGTTCTGTCATTTTTATTTATTTAAGTTACTATGACAAAGATATACTATATCAATGACCTATGCAAATAAAAAGTAATCTCTTAACATTTGTTTATAATTCTCTAAAATACTTGATTCTTAAATATGCTTTGTGTAACTTTGAACTATAATAAGAAACACAATGCTAAACATCCGAGTAATATTACACTATATTAATGCTCGACAGAGCACTGTAATAATTTTATAAATGAATACAGGATAATAGTGTTCAATAATTAAATACAAATATATAAAAAAATAGTCTTTTATAGATAAGCTAATTTTTAACTGAGTTAGCTTTTTTAGTTTCAAGAATCAATTAATTAATCCATAGTTATTTATATATAAGATATTAATTATGGAAGATAAAGATAAATTACCTGAGAAAGTAGACGGTAGAAAAAACAATGGAGGACATAGTACTAAGGGTAGAGCTGGTAGACCACCAAAGATTACAGAGAAGAAATTAAGAGCTATATCTCAAAACGCTATTAAAAAAGAATGGGGTAGTGAAGAAAAGTTTTGGCGAGACATAGCAAAGAATGCTAAAGAGGGTAGTTTCCCTCATTTACAGAAGTTATTAGAGTATAATTACGGTAAACCAAAGGAGTATAAAGAGGTTGATGTTAAACAGACTGTAAACATACCTATTGCTAGTTTTATAGAAGAAGATATCATTGATGTAACACCTAAACTAGAAGAACTTAATGAGTAAAGTTAAGTTAAATCCTAAGTACAGGTCTTTGTATGGTTCAGATTGTAGGTACAATGTAATTACAGGTGGTAGAAATAGTGGTAAGTCTTTTGGTGTCACTGTGTTTACATTACAATTAACATACGAGGCAGGGCATAAAATACTTTACACTCGTTATACTATGACATCTGCTGAGAAGTCTATTATACCAGAGTTCTTGTCTAAGATAGAGTTGTTAGGAGTTGAAGAACATTTTGAAGTAACAAAGAAAGAGATAACAAATAAACTTACAGGGAGTTCTATTATATTCTCAGGGATTCAAACATCATCAGGAAATCAAACTGCAAACTTAAAATCTATTTCAGGTATTACAACTTGGATTCTTGACGAGGCAGAAGAGATGACAAATGAAGATGAATTTGATACTATTGATTTATCTGTACGTGTTAAGGGTAAGGATAATAGAATTATAATGATTATGAACCCTACCACAAAAGAACACTTTATTTATGGTAAATTCTTTGAAGCAAGAGGTGTAGAGGGTGGTTATAATGGACAGAAAGAAGATGTAAACTACATACATACTACGTATCTTGACAATATAGATAACATAGAAAAGGGTAGTTTAAAGAATATTCTTAGGATGAGGGATTCTAAATACGAAAAAGATATTCTAAAGTATAAGCATGTTATCCTTGGTGGGTGGAGAAATAGAGCCGAAGGTGTTATATTTACAGATTGGGAGATAGGAGACTTTAGAACCGATTCTGATAGTGTATTCGGACAAGATTATGGATTCTCAAATGACCCTAGTACTCTTATAGAAGGTTCTATCTGTAAAAAGACAAAGAGAATATGGCTAAGAGAACATGTGTATAAAAAAGGTATGACTTCTCAAGAATTAGAACATGCTAATAGAAGGTGTGCTAAAGACAGTTTAATAGTATGTGATAATGCAGACCCTAGGTTATGGCAAAGCCTTAGAGCAACAGGCTTAAATATGACACCAACCTTAAAGTTTCCAGATTCTATAAACAAAGGTATTGCAATAATGCAGGATTACCATATTATAATAGACCCTAAGAGCGTTAACCTTATTAAAGAGTTCAATAACTATGCTTGGAAAGTTAAGGCTGCACATGGTGGTAAATCAGTTCCTATTGATTTATGGAATCATGGTATTGATGCTGCTAGATACTTAATACAGTATGTATGTGGACGTTCTATAGAAAGAGGTAAATATATTCTATCATAATTAGTTTATAAGGTAAACTTTTATTATATTTGTAGTATATATAATTATAAAATTATTTGACTGTAGTTTTATTTTAGCCGTAGGAAGCAATTATTAAGTGTTCCGTGTAAGTCTCAGAAGGTCAGAGCTACAGAAATTGGGCTGTGTGCGTAGGTTCGAATCCTGCTACGGAATCTAGTTTTTCATTTTTTGTTTTGAATAGGGTTGTTTTAATTAGCAATCCTATTTTTTTGCATAAAATTGTAAAAAAGTTTTGGTAGTTTGTAAATAAGTCGTATATTGCGGTATAATTATTATATAAAACAATATGAAAGATTTAAGAGAGACAATAATAATGACAGTTGTGGAAAATTCAATGATTGATATTGATAACACAGGACAAGAAAGATACACTTTAGATGAAGAACAATTTGGGTTATTAATAGATAACTTAGTTAAAAAATTAACTTTACGCAGTTTTGGTAGTGGTTTTAAAGTAGAAACTTACGCTTTAATAAACCCTGATGGTTTTGAATATATCCATTGGAGTAGGGGGCTTAAAATGTTTTTAAAAAAAGACGGTGTAGTTATGAATTTAGAAGGCGAGGAAATAGTTAAGATAGTAAGAAGTTTACCCAAAACAGTTGGTGGAATTTATTGATTTATACGAAGATGCTGTTAAGAAGCACGAAGCAAGTAAAAAATATTAATTATAGGTGGTGTTATGCACTTTTAAATTTAGAAACATGAAAGCATTATTTAATAAAAAGAAAAAACTTGTAAAGCAATTAAATGAAATAGGTTATTTTCTAGATAAAGAAATTGAAGAAAGGTGGGGTTTTCATTACTCAAAAACAGATAGTGACCCAATGATAGATACCTTAGATTATGGTACATCCGACATAAGTTATAAAGACTTTATTGAGAGAATGGATGACTTTAAAGAAAAACAAGATAAAGGAGAGTGGACACCAAATGCTTAATTTAGCATAACGGATTGAATATGAATAGTGCCGAGCGTAGGGCTGTCCCCTGCGGAGATATAGCGAAGTAAAGCCTCTTGCATAGCAACGTAACAGGAATATCTTTTGAGGCATTATTTATATTTATTTCTATGTGCTTTTTTAATTGCACTCCCATGGTTAGTAGCGGATTAACAACTTAAAATTTAAAAAATGACACCAAAAGAAAAAGCAAACGATTTACGTGAACTGTTAGAGTGGTTGAGTAACGAAGACTATTTTAATATACCTAAAAATGAGATAGGCGAGATTTTAGAAGATTGGCAAACATATAACTCTAATTGTGGCTAACGGACTTGGGTATGGTTAGTGCGACCATACAGGTATTAACTTTAAATAAAAAACAGAATGAGCAAAATGAAAAAATATTTTGATTTAGCAGAAGAACGAGCATTAACTATACCTGTTGTTATGTGGCGTTTTTGTGCTTATAAGACTGAAAAAGATTACGAAAGTGGCGAGCATTATTTTATGAAAGACTTTCTTGACCATACAGAAATGAAAGTATTTAGCGGTAAACATTCAGCAAAAGAAAATCCACTTCACAGCGATTATTGTAGTATGTATTGGAAGATTGATACAAATGCCACATAACTGTACCGTATATGAAAAGTGCGAGGATTAATAACTAATTTAATAAATAAACAAAATGATAACAAGAGACGATTTAAACAAGATTAAAGCTGAAAAAGGGAACAAGATTAGCGAGGCTTACATAGATGAAAACAGAAACTTAGTAAGAATTGTTGATGGAAAAAAAATAAAACAAATTGATAGCCAAAAAATACTATATAATAAAACAGGTAATGACGAAGCCTATACGCCTGAATATGGTGTAAAGCCTATTTTAAAGTACATACCAAGTAATTTTGTTGTTTGGTGTCCTTTTGACGAAGCTGATTCTGCATTTGTAAAAATGATAAGTAAAACGAATAAAGTAATACACTCTCATATAAGCAATGGGCAAAACTTTTTTGATTATGAGCCTAAAGAAGATTGGGATTGCATAATAAGTAACCCACCATTTAAAGGAAAGCGACAATTCTTTGAAAGGTCGTTAAGTTTTAACAAGCCATTTGCTTTAATAATGACTAACGCTTGGTTAAATGATGCTTACTCAAAAAAAGTTTTTATGGAAGCAAATAAACAAATGCAATTACTGATGTTTGACAAAAGAATAAAGTTTAATAATCCTTACGGAAAACCAAACAACAAAATTACGTTTAGTAGTTCTTATTTTTGTGTGGACTTCTTGCCGAATGATTTGATATGCGAGAACCTAAGTGAACATTGTACATAACGGTTTGTATATGACACTTAGCAACACAGACCTTTGAGATAGAAAATAAATTAATAATTAAGCACATAGTTAAAAAATAGCCTAACAGCTATGTGTTATATACTTTGTTAGGCACAGTTAATTATGGGATTAAAGCAGAAATTAATAAAACACAAGACAGAGTTTTATCGCATTTTCAATGAAGCGATTAAAAAAGATGGAGATTTTATAACAGCAGGAGGTAAATTGAGCCATGATGATTTAATTGACAGCCATTTAAGAGCTTGGGTAGCAAGTAGGATTAATGGTGGTAGTTCATCAATGGTATTTTATGCTGAAGAAGCTGAAGCCATAAAACTCATAGATAAATTGGCAAAAGAGTATTTTTCTTAATTGTGCCTAACGCATTGTATAAGGTTTCGTTGCGACCTTGAAACAGCAACTAACTTAATTAAAATATAATAAATTATGAGTACAGAAAATAGTAACCAAAAAGATACAAGCAATAAACTTTATACATTGTTAGCAAATGAGAATTTTACAGGTTTTTATGATGACAATAAGCAACCAATTTTAGTTGGTGATAAACTAAAAAGCGAATGGGGTTATGAAGTGATTGTTGTTAAAGGTAAAAATGGTGATTATAATGGTAAATTGGTTTGCGATGAAAACCATAGTTGCAAGAATATACCATACGCAATTAACGAAGGCAAGGGACATAGTAAAATTATTTGTTGCTAACGGTTTAGTATATGAAAAGTTGCGTTTAAATGCGCGTTACTTTTCGATTTAAAAATAAATAAAATAATAAAAATGAAACATAGAAATAAGAACTTAAAAAGCAATTTTTTATATACATTGTTGTGCCACGTTATTTTTATCCGCAGTTCCAAAATTCAAGAAAAACCACATAAAAAATCAATGCTATTATGGATAGTATCAAACAGACAAATGTCGCTATCTCGAAAAATTTATAAATTTTGGATTTATCTAACTGTTCGGCTTGGAAATTATTTTCGTCAGGGTTCTCAATGTACTCTAATATGTGCTTTTTACGAACCGAAACCGAGTCATTTCCAGAGACTACTTCGTAGAACCGAGTTGCTAATGAAAAAAGGATACATAGTCCGATTAGAATTATCGTTATCAGAAAAGCAAATTGAGCAGCTTGATTCGGAATCGGGTCAGCTTTTAACCCAATTAATAAACCAATTAATGCGACAGAAAGGGTTGTTATGGATTTAAAAAAGTCAAAATATACTTTATCTCGGTATTTTTGTGATTCCTCAAATTTTCCGAATAGTTCTTTTAAAAATCTTTTATCCATAATGTTTCTTTAAATGTGGCACAACGGTTTGGCTATGAAGCGTTGTGTAGTGCAACGGAACAATGATTTATAGGTGTTGTTATGCACCGTATTTTTTATAAAACTTAAATTAAAAACAGATGGATTGGATAGAAGTAAAAGAAGAAAGCCACCAAATAAAAAACTGTATTTTGGTAGAATGTATTGCAGAAATTAGAAAAAATGATACTGGTGAAATAAGAGAATATGAAACTCACGAAATTTTAGAAATAGGTGACGAACATCCATCTGTTTTTAATTGGGAAGAGAACAACTACTCTTGTGACTGCAATAGGCTTTTGTTTTTTAACAGAGCAAAAGGCGAAGAGAAAGACGAAGATTGGGATGTAGAATGTACTGAGGGCAAATTCTCTGTTAATCTAAAAAACAAAAAGGATGGGAAGGCGTACTATCGTGAATATGGTGCATAACTAGAATGTGTAAGATTAGTACGATTAATTAATGACTAAATTTAATAAATATGGAAATAGAAAATTGTGTGGTATGTAAAAAATACCTAAATGAAATTGATGAACAAGAGCGAGCAATGTGTAATGAATGTGACATAGAAACAGAAGCCATTGCAAAAGAGCAAGAACAAGTATTAATTTTACATGGTTTTACCTGTAGTTTTGATTTAGCGAAAGCAAACCTAGCTATTCAGTTAATTAAAAAATCTGTATGTGAAAGTGATGTCTTAGACGCTATTTATGTAAAAGAAAAACTCAATTGGTTTGCGGTGACTGATGATATAAAAGACCTTTGGAATGAATACTATGGTGATGCAAAAAAGTACTTACCTTAAATTACAGGTAACTGAATTGTGTAAGATTAGTATTAACGGAATAGAAACAATAAATATAAAAATTATGGATAAATGTAAATGGAACTTTAAAGTATTAAACCACTATGTAAGATTGACTGTTGAAAATAGATT